CGCTCCCCCGATAGCTAGAGACAGTCTTGTTGCAGTGCCATCGTAAAACTCAAAGGCGTTGGTGCCGCCAGTCAACCCCGTCCCAACTGCCCACTGATTGACAGTCCCGCCAGTGGTTGCAGACTTGTACTGGATGGAACTGCTGTAGCCGTTCCCTGCGCTTGAATCAAGGCGAACGGTTGAATTGGATACTCCCCCGGTCGCCGTAATTGTCAGGCCCGGATTTGAGCCATAAGCAGAACTAACACTTAGGCTTGTACCAGTCGCCGCGCCGATGTTGGGCGTGGTGAGCGTAGGCGATGTGGCAAGCACCATGCTGCCGGTGCCCGTCACGGAGTTGGAGAGGGTTACGCCGCCATAGGTCAGGGCACCACTTGCAGATAGGGTGGTGACAGCCGTAGCTCCAGCAGTGAGGGCACCGCTGCCGATGTTGATCGAAGGGTTGCCGCTCTGCGTGATGTTGCCAGAAAGAATAAACGCACCAATTGTATTGGCCGTCAGGGTAGTGCCGTTGAACGTCAGATTGGCCGAGTCTTGCAGCAGCCCGCTAGCTCCCGCGTATGTAACACGGCCTGAAGTAAGGCCTGTGTCGGTCAAGGAGGTGACTGTGAGCGCCCCGGTAGACGCCGAAGAGAAATAAGTTACCGCATCGACGATATCCGTCCCATTGCTAACCAGCACCATCTTTTTGCCATTAGGTACAGATATGCCCGTTTGACCACTGACTTTGACGGTCACTTGTCCTGAAGCCGTGTTGTTATAGATGAAGTAGAGCTTTTTGTTGGCCGGGACAATCAAGTTGGTACTCGCCCCACCAGTACCGGTGAGTTCGATGTACATATTCCTGGCAACACCGGTTGCACCATTAGGTATGGTGATGGTTGTATCCGTACCTGTAGAAACAGCCTGAGTTACATACCCGGAGATAGCCTGCTCTATCAGAGTCCCGAGGTTGGTATTGGTTGTGTTTCCCCAAGTTCCAGACTGATCCCCGGTTCCAATCAGTTCGATAGCAAGGTTGGTCGAAAATGTCGAAGCCATAAAAACTCCTAAGTATTTCCAACCACACTCCAAGTCGGAGTCTGGCTGTTTGGTATATTGCCCCAATCGGCATCAGTATCGGATGAAACGATAGCCCAAGTATTTGTCTGGGACGTATTAACGATAGACCAAGACACCACAGAGGATGTCTCTACGGTACTCCATGATGCCGATTGCGCGTTACCAATATTGTCCCAAGGCATATAACTACCTCAAGCTATTCGGATAATTGCTGAAGTGTTGGTTGCAGAGGGGAACTGAACCGTGAACGTGGTCGTAGAAGTCTTGTTCGAGCCAAAATCCAGCACCACCATGGCTGGGTTGGTTGTCCCGTTGTATTTGTAGATCAGCGCACCACGGGCAGTAATCGCACCAGTCCATGAAGCGTTACTGAAAGACAGGTAAGAAGTAGTAGTGTTTGCATCCGTGGTTGGTACGGTGCTGATTACCAATATCCGCCCGCCTGCTACGTAGTTTCCCCCAGATGCCTCGCCAGTGGCTGTGTATGCCGTGGTATCGGCGTCCAGCGTAGCCGTGTTGGTATATAGGGCGATCTTATACGCATCCGTGGTTCCAACACCGAGGTTGAACAGACCCATATTGAGACCATTCTTGTACGTGTTGGTTGCCCAGTTTCCGGTAAATGCCACTTAGGTCACCTGCTGTCTGTATTGACCACTACGGTATGCGTCCTGACGCTCCAAGCCATCGCCCAAACGCTTGGCAAGGGCAAGTGCTTCCTTGTATTTGCCATCGTACAAGGCGACCATATCGGTTTCGCCCTTCATATAGGTATATGCTTCGATGAGCGCACCATACAACAGCACAGAATCAAAATTGTCGCCCAGCCAAGATGTACCAGACGCCGCCGTTGAAATACTCTCTGGGTAGTAGAAGTAGTGCAACTCTATGGTGTAGATAGCATCGGGCGTTGGCCCTAGCAAAAATGATAGTTCTGTTGTAATCGTCGGACTTCCACCGGATGTAGTGGTTGGACCAAACATCGCATAGTAAGCAGGCAGTCCGGTATCCGCTGGGACGGGGTATGACTCCCGTATGAAATTCACATCCTTATTCAGCAGATATGAATAAGCCCCATCCCCATCAACAACCGCAACAGAGTATGGAGCTAGGAAGTCAGTGGGGCAGGATAGATACTTATTGTTAGCGGTAGTTGTTCCAGTTACATTTTTCCTGAGTGATGGAAACTGGATGGTGTTGAAAATACGCTGCTCTGCCTGCTGAACAAAGTAGGAAATGTTGGCGACAAACGAAGTTTCGCTATTCTCCGTATAGTCTTGTATCAGTTGAGACAGAGTAGTGTAGTTCACCATTTACTCCTTATGCCATAGGGCCACGGCACTTACGTCCCTTGGTGGCAGCACCATACCCGCGCATCTCAATACCCGTATCCTTTACATCCGTTTGCGGGTAGCCGGTATCCTCTTGGTTACCCGGCTTATTGGTGTTGGGCTTGGGCTGGGTGTACTTGTTGGTGGGGTTTTTGGTATCCCACCCGAAGAATTTAAACTCCATTATCGACCCCTTTGATTGTTGGCACGAGCCATATTGCGCCCAACGCGCTTCATATCCATCGAAGTAGGACCACCCTTCTTAAGCCCCTTCATGGTTTGTTGCTTGTCGTGCTTCACATCCATCTTGGATTTTTCCCACTTGTCGTAGCTCATGCCATGTTTTTTGGCAAGCTTCTTATCCTGCGCTACGTCTTTTGCGGAACCTTCCCAAGCTTTTTCGGACATTTTAGCCATCGTGAAACTCCTATGTAGTTGCTACTGTTACAGTGCCAATCAAAACTTGCAAAAGCAGGTTATTTGGCGTTAGCCCAGCATCATACAAACTTGAACCACCAACGGGGTTCCAGCCCCACTGAAAGACCCTACTACCACCTTCAGGCGTCCCAACATCATTAGGCGCAATCTGCAGGCCGTTAGTACCCGAGGTCAGGTAACTTACATCCGGCCTTGGCTGTCGAACCGCTTGTGGATCATTTACCGGATACATGCCCAACAAAAGCTGCGGTTGATCTGGTTCCCAGCAAGTGGGGCACACCTTAATCGCCGTAGTCTTGGTCTTGATCACCAAGCTTTTCAACTGCGTCAGTTTATAGCGAAAACCACAACGGTCGCATTCCGCAATTGCAAATTTACCAGAGGCGAACTGGTTTGGCACTTAGGCACCTATGAACATCTGTCGCGGCACAAACCTAACCGGAGCTTTTTCCCGATCCTCTTCTGCCGCCAGCGCAAACTGCTGCTCATAGTCCATTTTGAGTTCTGCACGACGACCCGGATCGACTCCGGGCAGCTTCATGGACAGGTAGTACGCCAGCCCCGCAACCATACAGGTTAGAAAACGGAAGGGAATATCCTGCCCATTGATGCCGTTTCCGGCGTCTTGAATCCTGCGCAGCCGCCAGTACACAAAGGTATAGGTCTGGCTGTTATCCGGTTTCGGCCACAGGTGAATCTGTGGATAGACAGAAGTATTTGTGGAATCTGTTGCGCCGGTCTTGCGTTGGAACCAAACTTGGATGGGTCGGCCCGTGGCATTTTTGTTGGGGATTGCCGCATAGGTACTGACCGAAATGCGGGATATGACTATATCGTTCTGATTTACCCCGGTGCCGGTGCGGATCACATGATCCAGAAGATCAATTGTGTCTACTGGAATGTCGTAATCGGCAACATTGTACGTCAGAGTTTGCTCAAGTTTCTCAATGGTGAACAGGTTCAACCCGCGATTTGCCCATTCGATCGTCAGAAGATTCAGACTTCTTCGTGCTGTTCGCAGATCGTAGCCAGAACGCAACTCCTGACCACAGCGTTCAAACGCCTCCTCGACCAATTGATTTAGGTCAAGGTTGAAATCCGTTGTATCTGTGGTCTTGTAGGCCATTATTTATTTCCTGTACGAAGCAGTTTTCTTAGCCACGTTTTTAGGCTGTGGAACAAACTGTTTTCCTGCGGCTTTTCCGGCTCGCTTTGCACGGGTAGTGGCGGCGTACTCTTGCGGGGAGAGGGCTTTGATGGCCGCTTCCGGGAGGTAACGCTCACCGGTTGCTTTGCTGCCCTGCGTAGAGGGTTTGCCGCTTTTCGTGCGCCACTTTTGCTGGGTCCACGCTTTGAGGCTGGCTTGGGGTTTGGCGAGTCCACTCACTTATACCCTCCACCTGATTTCTTGTATGCAGAGGCCAACATCTGCGCCTTACGCGCAGACCACTGCCCTGAAGACCCGCCTTTACCGCCTGCCTTGATACGATTAAACAGAGCCTTTCGCATGCCGGGTTTGGTGTAATTACCAGCTTCGTTCACGCGGCTTACATTGCCACCTTTGGCGTACAGAGACACTGGCTCATCACCGTCTTTCTTCTTGACGGTTCTGACCCTCGGGACTTTACTGGGAGCGATTGCCCCCATGCCGCGTGAGGGGCGCATCTAGCACATCCCGCCTTTTTTCATCTTGACTTGGGTGGCCTTGGTCTTGCCGCGCTGGGCAATACCATCAGCGGATCGGACAAATCCGCCGCCTGCCATTTTGACCATGGTTCCCTTGGTCTTGCCGCGAGATTCAATACCACCACCACGAGCATAAGGAGCCATAGCTTGTTGATCACGGGCAATATCTTTTTTCGGTCGCATAGTTAAACCTCCAGTTTTCATACCACTAAATTTTTGCAAACTACGAAAAGGCATGTCCATCTTTCCATGCCCGGTGTTCTGTTTGCCTACTTTAGCCTGCCCGCCTTTAGAAAACTTTCGACCCTTATCTGCAGCGGTAAAGTCTTTTCCTACCGACTGAGACACCCCCACTTTCTTGGCAAAAGAAGGGGAGTGGGCCACTGCGGCCATAAACCGGTGTTGTTTGGCGGACGTAGAGGGCATTATTTTTTCATCCCTTTGAGAGTTTGCGCCAAGCGAGCGCGTTGCCCCAATTTGCCAGGGGCTTTTGCAGCTTTAGCAAGCTTTTCAGCAGGGATGGGTTTATCGCCTTTTACTCCCAATTGTGCGCGAAGTGAGCCAGGCTTCTTTACCGCACCAGCAATCCAATTTTTAGTAGCCATCAGACCATCCTTCCACGGGTTTTACCGCGCTGTGCGCAGCCGTCAGCAGAACGGACAAATCCGCCCTTGGCTTTCTTTTCCGTGGTCAAGCCTTTGCCAATCGGGCTGGCTTTGTTATAAGCCGCCTCGCTTGCAGAGGCTTCATCGGCCGCTTCTTTCATTTCCTGCATGCGCAATTTTTCAGCCGCAGTTGGGGTGGGAGACTGCATTTGCGCAGCATCTTTTCTGTATTGCGCCGCCTTCTTGTCAAAGTCTGCCATCATATTCTCCTAACATTTCCATTTCCTCAAACTTTTATTTACCCTGCTGTTAGGGTCATTTGCTGTCTTTGTTGAAGTCAGTTTCTTCTTGAGTCCCGTCATCCTCGCACAAAAGGAGTCTCTGCGCTTCCCACCTTCGGGTTGAGGCCGTTTCAAACCGGGCTTTCCGGGGTTTGCTGCGTTGTACGACGCCCTCCCCTTCGCGTTCAAGCCACCTTTGGGGTTCTTTCCTTCTGCTCTTTGCCATGCTGGTGTCTTTGCCATTATGCCGCCGTGCTGAGAGTTTCCTGTGCTGCTTTAATTGAGGGATACAAAACATCTGCACCAAAATCACTCTTGAACTCATGGATGCCCATGTGCCCCAGTTTGATGGTTGGATCAACCCAGATATCCAGGCCCTGCTCGCGGGCACGGTCACAGAAGAGGAAGTCCTCACCAATGTAGCCCTCTGGAGTACATTTGAAGTCGAAGTAGCTATACAACCGTTCGTCGGTATTGGTGTCCTTGTGTTCCCACTCAGGATGAGCAGCCTTCAACACTTCAAACACCCGGCGCTGGATCATCATAAACCCAGTAGCCACCCGATACGCCCGGATAAGCCCCATCTCATCCATCGTCACCTTACCCTGCGGGCCGTTCACGCCATGCCCACCATCAAGCGACAGGATGTAAACCTTGCCTTCCTTGCGAGCCTCATAAGCGCCAGCAACGATAGCTTTGTCTTGGTTCCATGCAAGTAGCCGGATGACAGACTCAGCATCAAAAGTCATGTCCGCATCAATGAACATCAGATGGTCGCAATCTGATTTCATGAACTCGTTTGCAATTACATTACGCGCCCTTGAGACAACAGAGCAACCACACAGGCTTTGGACCTGAATGTGGATGCCATGCTCCATAAGTTTCTGCCCAAGTTGCATCAGTGAAATAGCCATCTTGACCCCAACCTTGTGGTCATAAGCGGGCAAGCCAATCATCAGCTTTTTACCAACAAGGTCGTAGCCTTTTTGGTTTTGCGTATTCACTGTTTACTCTCCTAGAGTATTGAAATTAAACGGTTGACAGATTATAACCCTACACCGGTCATAGTACGCTGTCGAGGTTTTTTGGTCAAAACCAAAAAAGCTTCCCCGGTAACCACGGACCCCGCTGCAACCAAGGCACCAGTAGTGGTATGGGCCACTGGCCCTGAAGACCGAAAAGCCGCGCCTGTAACAACCGATCCTACGCCCGTCAAAGCCCCGGTTGAGGGGTGGGTGACAAAGCGTCTGGCCGATCCTGCAACTACAGCCCCCGGCCCTGTCAACGCGCCGGTTGACCCATGAAGCCGTTGCCGGGTAGCTGCACCCGTAACCACAGACCCCTGCCCGGTCAAAGCCCCGGTCGTGGCATGAGGAATGACCAGCGGGGACCGGTTTGCAGTCCCCGTAACCGTAGCCCCTGCCCCAGTTAGCGCCCCTGTAGCCGGATGGGCGCGGAACCGCCTAGAAGCCCCAGAAACGGTTGAACCAACCCCAACCAGCGATCCCGTGGTGGTATGAGGAATGACCAGCGGGGACCGGTTCGCCGCCCCCGTAACCGTAGAACCAAGACCAACTAGAGCGCCAGTAGTGGCGTGTGTTACAAACCTTTTTGCCGCCCCAGTAACCGCAGAACCTGGGCCGGTTAAGTTTCCAGAAGTGGAGTGGGTTACGTTTCCACGGGGTACTGTCGGGTTAGACAGTACAATATCGTTCCGGTTTGCTTCCCCTTGATAGAGGAAAATATCAGGCACAACTACACCGCTACGACAGTATCAGTCGTGGTTCCGGCCAAGTCAGGCGACCCCGGCAAATAGGCTCGACAAAAGAAATAACCGGAGTTATTACCCACAACAAAAGAATAAGCCCCGCTTGCGTCACTATAGGTCGTGGCAATATATCGTTGCGTTGCGTCAGCCTTGAAAAGATCAACCCGGCAGTTAGGTAGCGCCACGCCTGCACTGTTTTTCGTAATGCCAACAGGTGCAACCGTGTTAATGGTGAAATAGCCGTTATAACTTGGGCGAGTAAATTCCGGCACACTTTTGGACCAGTCGCCGGGGGATTTCCCTAAATCTTCAAACCGGCGGTAAAGAGTCCGAACAGCCCCCCGCCCGGTCATCAAGACCATAGGGTTTATACCCCGGACAAATTGAATGCCCATTATTGGGTGCTTGTCCCAACGACAAGCATGTCTGTACCGGAAGTCAACAAACCACCGTTTTCGCCTACGTTAAGGTTTACACGGCTAATCAAACTGGTCGTTGTCCAAATACCAGCCCCAGTGGTCACGCTTGGCGCGGTTGCTGCCGTTTCGCTTACGTCTGCCGATTGGTAACTGATGCCATGCGCCTGTCCACTGATGTTGCGAACATCAAAAACAATCAATGAGCGAGGCCCGGCAATTGATACAGCACTGACTACAATTCCAGCAGCGGAAGCGGCTGCGGCAGTTTTTGTCGTAAAAGTACCCGCCGGTGCAAGTGTTGTTACGGTATATGAATAGGCAGTTGTTCCGGTATCCCCATTGAATTGCAGCCGTGCAAACCCCGATACTGTATATCCGGCAACACGAACATATATCCGCAAGAATGGGTCAGTGGGGATGGATACAGAGGGCAAATCTGATGCATTTGCGCTCAATGAAGTGTAGCTTGTTGAAGCACTATTTCCCCAAGCCGCCATCGCGGTATTGATCCACCGTTTTGCGCGTTTTTTGGTTTCATCCCATTGCTCATCCAACGGAATATGCCAAGGAATAACTCGGGCGTTCATGCTATCGCACCCATATTCATGTCAATCAAGGCAAACTGATGGCAGGTGATTGAGTTTGCCGCGTTAGCCACAGACCAAGTTCCAAACAGATCAACGGTGAATGCTGCGGTGGAATCAAAACCGGTTCCAACAACAGGAGCGGTATTGAAAGGCAGCACAAACGAACCAGAGCCGCCTGCGGTTGGTAGCGGGGAAGCAATAACGGCTTCAGAAGTCCAAAGACCCTGCCCAATGACGTTAGCTGTAGTTGTGGCGCCCACTGCCCGAACAGTAATATCCACATCAAGCAC